TAAACTTAAAGCACCTATTGCTATATTGTTTGATCCTGTTGTGTTAATGTCTAAAGCATTTAAACCTACTGCTACGTTTTGATCTCCAGTTGTTAATGCACCAAATACACCTGTTCCAACTCCAGTATTTCCTGATGCGTTATTTAAAGTTCCTGTGCCATCAGTACCTACTAATAAACTGTTTGCAAAATTTGTACCACCTTCTTTGAAGGTTACTCCAGAACCAGCAGCACCCCAAGATATATCTGTACCATCTGATGTTAATATTTGACCATTTGAACCTGGTGCTAAAAGAGCAGAAGCTCCACTAGCATTTCCATAAATTATTTTACCTCTAGCTACTGCATCAAGTAAATTTATTTCTGCTGCTGTAGAAGTTACATTTGTTCCACCAATATCTAATGTACCCATTGATACTTCACCAGAAGCAGTTAGACTTGTTATGTTTGGAGCATTACCAGAACCAGCTAAAGTATTCATATCTGAAACAACAGATGAACTTCCTAAAATTGCTAAATCTGCAACTACTGCTGATGTACCTAATAAACCCATAGCAGTTACGTTTGCAGATGTACCTAAAACATTCATGTCAGTTACAACATCTGAAGTTCCTAAAACATTCATGTCAGCTACTACATCGTCTGTTCCTAAAATTGCCATATCTGCTACGATTGCAGATGTTCCTAAAATAGCCATATCAGCTACAATTGCATCACTTGCAAGTATTGCCATGTCGGCTACGATTGCATCGGTTGCTAGTATAGCCATGTCTGCAACTACTGCACTTGCACTTAAAATTGCCATGTCTGCTACAATTGCATCAGTTCCAAGAATTGCTAAATCCTCAACTATTGCTGCTGTACCTAAAATACCTAAATCTGTAACTACTGTTGACGTACCAAGTAAACCCATTGCTGTAACATTAGCTGAAGTACCAAGATGCCCCATTGCTGCAACATTTGCAGAAGTTGCTAGTAAATCCATGTCAGTTACAATTGCTGAAGTACCAAGTGTGTTCATGTCAGTTACTGCATCTGAAGTTCCTAATCTGCCAATTTCTGTTGCTTTGGCTGCTACTGCCCCAATATCCGTTGCGTCACCAGCAACTGAAGTTATATTAGCTTTAATATTTTCTACTGCTGCAATATCACTAGCTATTGCTGATAGAGCTGAAATATCACTAGCTATTCCTGCTACTGTTGCAACATCTGTAGTTGATTGACCAAATTCTAATGCTGTTCCTGATGAGTTTACTGATAAAATTTTATTAGCAACTAAATTTGGAAATGTTAAATTAAATGTATTTGCAGTTGTAGCTGCAGCTTTAGGAGAAAATTTAAGATCTCTCTCTACTTGCTGTATCATAGCAATAATTTTATCTAATTCTGTATTTAATGATCCAATTTGAAAAGCACCAGATGTTGGAAAATCAGTAGATCTTGCTACTGCCATATCTCTAAAGATAGTATAAATAACTCCGTTAGTAGATGCTCCACCAAGAGTAATAGATCCACCTCCACTAACACCTGCTCCTGCTACCGAATATTGTGCTGCGTTTGCTGGAGTAGCTGCAAAAGTTAATTGTGTGTTTCCTGCAAATACTTTTAAATCTGCATTAGTAAAAAATTCAAAACCTACAGCAAATGTAGTTTGCGTATTAGCTGCTGTATATTGTACTCTAGGAGTAACGTCAGATATTGTTATGCTCATTATTTTAATTTTAGTCCATTTTGTGCGTTGTCAAATAACCAATCCAAGTACCATACATTCTGCCAAGGAATAAGCCTACGCACATTCTTTGCTGTGTGGTGATTATATTTTCCTCCTGCAACGTCATACATAATATCAAAGATGTTATAAATTTGTCCACCACTTGGGCCAAGCAATGTTCCCATCTTCCATCTTGTAGATGAACCATAAGGTTTACCAGCTCCTAACATTGGAGAAATTCCAAATCTATTATCTGTTAAAGTTTCAATTGCTTTGTTAACGTCAGTATAAATTCCTGCTAAACCAGATCTATCAAAACCATTCATTAGTTTTTCTGTTAATGATAAGTTTGCATAATCTCTATCAAATCTATATTTATGATAGATGCCATCAATTAACATTCCAGATCCTAATAACAACATAGAACCAAATAAGAAATCTGCATCTTTTTCTTGCATACCTCTAATTAAAATTCTTTGACTTGCTGCCATAGCAAATTTTTTAAACTGAGCAAATGTAGATCCTAATTCTGTACTCATCCATAAAGGTGTGTCGCCTTTACCTGGCGTAACAACTGTAATGTTAATGTCTTTGTTAAGAGCAGAACCAAAAGCTTTTTTAGCAGCATCATCTGTCCACTCTGCTGTGTTAGCCATAAAGTTATGTTTTAAAGTTGAACCATGTTGTTCAAATTGTACTGCTATTCTTTTAGCCATTGATTCATCAATACCAGAACTACTTAATGCTGTTTTCCATTTATCAGGTAAACTACTTTTACCCCACTTAACTGAGTCTTCAATAATCCTAGAACCAATAGTAACTGAAGCCATTGACTTAGCTATTTCTGTCCATCTTGACATAAGGTTAATATACATAAAGTTAAACTGTGAAGTTTTACCCATAGCTCCTTCTAGTTTGTTTACAAAACCAAACATATCTGAAGGCATATCTGCAAATAACATTGCTCTTTGATTAGTAATTAAATCTACTGCTTCACCAAAAGATTGAGCTTCTTTTCTACCTAGTTTATAAATAGCTCCACCACTAATAGAATTAGCTAACATTTCAAATTGTGTTTGGAATCCTCTTTTAATACCAGAGGTCATAACTATTCTTGCTGCGTCAGGAATTGCTGCTGCAAAACCAGTAAGCATAGTTAATGCATTGTAATGTTTCATTGTTCTCATTGCTACTGAAGTATAATGATGAGGATTAGAAGGTAAGCCATATGTACCTCTAAGTAATTCTACTGCTGCTTCTAAATCATTTAACACTTGGTTTTTTTCTTTAACAAGCTGTAATCTTTTAGCTTTGTTTTGTGTAAAACCAATCTTCATATTATATTCTGCTGCTACCTGTAATAGTCCAGGCTCTGTCATAGACTCAGCTTCTGATACATATTTACTACCCATACCTGCTGTATCACCATACTTTTTAGTTAACAAAATATCTGGAACTATCTGTCTGTAATATGCTTTTTGTAATGCAAAAATATCATTACCAATCATACCAGCATCTAGTAATTTTAATTGTGCTACATCATCTAAGTTTAAATTTCTAGCTCTACTAGCTCGAGCATATCTAGATCTACTAAATAAAAATCTTTCATTAGAAACAATTTCATTCAATTCTTTTATGCCACCATTTTTAACAGCATTTAATTTAACTAGCATTTTATCCCAACTTCTTTTTTCAAATCTAGTAAAAGGAAAATGGCCAGATAAATCATCTACAAGTTTAGCTAGTTTAGCTTCATTCATAGTAATGCCTTTACGAACTAAAAAGTCTTTTATAATTTCTTTAAATACAGCAGGGTTATTATCAATAGCTGTTTTATTATAAATAATATTAATATAATTTTTAACACCATCTGGAGTGTTTTTAATATTTGATAATCTTTCAGTTAATTTTTTAATCTGTGCTTCAAGACCAGGAACTGTCCAAGTAGCAATTTTACCATCTACAGGAGATTTAAAATTTTTACTCATTTGTTTAGTTTCTTTCATCATTTTTAAAACACTTTCTAATGCTAACAATTCTTGTTCAACAGGAGCTTCTCTTAATTTGTATTCTTTAATTTGTTTCATTAAAGGCCCATACACTTTTTCTTGTGTAACTCTTGCTGCTTCTTCTACAAATTGATTAGGATGTTTACCTGTAATTCTAGCTCTAACAATTTCTTTAGAAAATTGTGACATTGAATAAGCTTCGGTATCTAATGTGTTTCTCCAATTAACACCTATTTCTGTTTTAGGTTTAGTTTGACCAATACTTTCTAGATATTTCATGTAAGCAGTTTTAATATCTTTCATGCTTTCTATTACTGCTACTTCTTCCATTCTTAACTGAACTTCTAAAGATGCTCCTGTAGATTGGAAACCCCAATCTTTTGTATTCTTTAATTTTAACAAAGGAGTATCTAAAATATCAGTCATCATCTTTCTGCCATTTAATGTTGCTGATTTCATTACTCTAAATACTGGAGTCCAAGGGCCATCTTCTCCAAATATTTTTAAATGTGATTTAACAAAGGCTTCTCCTTCTAATCTTTTACCTGCTGTAGATAAATTTTTAACATCTGTATTAACAGCTGCACCTACGCCACTTGGAGGAGTATCTAGTTTATTAGGATTAACTAATACACCATCTTCATATACTTTAACTGAACCATCCATATCTTGAACAATTTGTTTTTTAATACTTTTGTTAGTTACTGGAATCCAATCGTCAGCTAAACTAATAGCATCATCTACTATTTTGTTTGGTATAGGTGTTGTAAACTTATTAATAACTGCTGGTAAAACATAAGATGCTAATCCAACAATAGGTACATAACTATCATCTCTAGTAGGATCTAAGTTTTGTTTTATTAATTCTTCTGTTGTTGCTGCCGTACCAAATACTTTTGCACTACTACCTATTGCTCTACCAGTTTTAGTAAACATTAAATAAGACGAAGGATCTGCAACTGCTCCTAAAATTCTACCTAAAAAATAATAAGGAGATTCTTTTTCAACAGACGCATTATGTTTTATTTTAGCTAAATGGTCAGTTGTTTCTTGAGCATTTCTGCTAAACATAAACTGATCTTTAATAGGTTCAAACTCAGCTAATTGAGCATCTTTTTGATAATCATATGTACTGTCCCCTACATATTTTTGACCATTTTTAATTTCATCATAAGCCATGAAAAGTAAATTTTCTTCTTTGAAACCATCCCAAAGATCTCCAACAGCTTCTAACGGACTACGAGTTAAAACCTTTTGTTGCTCTAATGATCTTTTTTGACCGTCAGCATAATTGTAAGGTTTAGCATTAGAATAAGTAACACCCATCTATCTGTAAATAATTCCAGCATAAGTGTTGAATGCTTCTGTTACACCTTCATTAATATATATATCAATCATAAGATTATTTTTAGGATAGTATGTATTAAATGTACTTTCCTGACCTGGTTGAGTTGTGTTTCCCATTTTAGCCTTAATCATAAATTTAATGATAGATGCTAATTGATTTTTATCTTGGAAGTTAACCATATCTTCAGCATATAAATTGCTTTGTTTTAAAGCACTTAAATATAAATTTTTATCTGCAGGATTAAATTTTGTTAACAATTCTTCTACACTAGGAGTATCACTAAATGTTTTATTATCTCCTTTAACAATAGTTGACATATTAACCATTTTTATTATGGATGCTTTAATACTATCTTTAGGATGAGCAAATACAGCAATGTTATTTTCAGCTTTTAAATCTAATGAATTATCATTTGTAGTTTTTTCTATGCCCATATAATTATTAGTTCTATGAGTTAAAGCTAAAGTAGGATTATTATAATTAGTTGTAGCGTAATGTTGAAATGACATACCAGCTCTATAACTTCCATGTACTTGTTTGTGTGGTGGATATAATGATTCTAAATGTTTTGCTTTATTGTCTAATACTTTACTACTATTAATTTCTTCAGCATAAGTTCTAAGGTCTGCTTGTTGTTTATTATGAATAGCAATCTCACTCATTTTTTGATCTATATCTTCAACATTTACATTTAGTAAATTAAATAACATTTTAAATGGTTTTATTTCATTAGGTACATCATCAAGTATTGGTACATCTACCATCCATGACCAATTAGCTAAATTAACTATTCCTTCTTTACTTGCTTTAGCAAACTGACGCATTAATAATTTTGTTTGACCTTCAGTAGTATCAAAATCTCCTAGTAACTTTTCAAACATAGTATAATTATTATCAGCTAATAATTTAACTAATTCATTTTTATTAGAAGGAGCATCTCCCCATTTTGGGTTAATATTTTCCCAATCACCAGGTTGGAAATTTTCTCCTGGCTGTGTAATTCTTGTTAATCTTCCATTACTATTTTTAATAGAAACATTGTAAGTCATTTTACCATTTCTCATTATACCAGTTGGTTCAAAAACAGGTTTAAATCTATCGTCACCATCTTTCATAAAAGCTTGAACATCTTCAAAGCTAACTTTTTTACCAGCCTCATCTACAC